TCTGCAATACTTTTTTCAATTCAATTTCCATTGCTGTAGGTTATAGGTCTTCGTTGTAATAAACTTTGGCGCCTTCCTCCCAAATGGTAAATGGTTTACCTCCTCCCATTCGACTTAATGTAAATGCCCGATATCCTTCAATTCGTATTTTCGTATCGGCATCGTATCTTATACTGTTGGCTACCCTTCCATAGGGCTTTTTGCCATCGGCGTGCGACAATATCATGATTAGCTTTGTCGACGAGAACTCATCCTTTAATATTTGATAGTCCCTGTATTTCATGCCGGAATATTGAAGCGAATCGATGACAACGAATTCGGGAGAGCGTCTTTTCCTCAATCGTTCCTTCAGGTCTTCGATTGGCTCTTTATCTAGTAGCTTAAATTTGCCCCTGGGGATATTAGAGCTAGTTAAACCAGCTAGCCGAACCTGCTTTTGCATACTCTTCGACCGGCCTTGTTCCAGTGAATCGTAAGCTGTTCTGATTCCTCTTTCGGCCAGATATCTGCAAAGCTGGAGGGCAAGTGATGTTTTTCCGTTTCCGGATTCCCCCCATGCCAGCATTGTGCCTGCAAATTCAATATCTCCAAAGAACTCAAGCCATGGGCCATCCCAGTCAAACTCCTTAAACTTTGTGCGTTCAAGTTCATCCAGTGAAATCGCCCGATTCAGCTCACTTTTACTCATAAATTAGTCTCTATTGGCTGCTTTGAATGCGTGAATTTTCCGTTTAACGCGTCTCAGGTCACCTTCGCAATCTTCCCAAATGGCTTTGATGTCAGTTGCACCATCGATGTCGTTTGCCTGGCATATGGCCTTCACGTCGGTGTATCCTACGCCCTTCAGGTTGATGAACTTCCGGCCCATGCGGGAGAATATTTCGGTGTAACCTTTTTTATTGAGCTTGATGCCGCGTTTGATTCGCTTCTCCAGGTGCGATGTGGCTACCATCACAATACCGCAATGGTCTTCCAGTTGGTTGTAAATGGTGATGAAGAAGTAAAGTACCTGGTCGCTCAGTTTGTCGGCTTCATCCATCACGATGAGCGGACCGTCCTGCCGTTTCAGCTTGCTCACTACTTCGTACATCATTTCACCTACGGTGTAACCGCTGTTATCGATACCCATGGCGGTGAGAAGTTCCTGCAGGAACATTTTCCGGTTCCAGAATTCGTTACATGAGAGCAGGTAAACGCGTTTGTTTTCGTTTGCGAACGTGCGCAATGCAAAGCTTTTACCGGTTCCGGCGTCACCGGTCACGGCAAACACGTTGCTGTTTTCCCTGGCGTCGGATAAAAGGGCGTTTAAGAGCTTGAAATCGCGAATTTCGACGGCGTTCCACTGGTTGGCCGAGTAGCCAATTTGGGCCGATACATTTTTCCACATCTCAGTTGTAATGAGATTCCATGCTTCTGGCAGGTTTCTTTCATCCATCTGCTTTTTTCCCTTGAGCATATGACTAATTGTAGCAGATGATACTCCTTTTATACTGTTGGCTGCCTTGTTTTGGCTTTCGTACCTGGCAACATATTCTGCCAGTTTCTTAGCGATTTGATGTTTTTCTTTGTTTGTCATATCTTTGATTTGCGTTAGGGCCCCGAAAGGGGCTTTTTTTATTATTTTCCTTTTTGTTGTTCCTGATAAACCAATTCACCAACTATATGCGATACTGCTATAATCATCGCCGTTTGAAAGTCCATTATCTTCATGATTGAGAAGTGTAAAATGGCGTAGAATAAATAGTTGGCTAATCTGCTCTTTAAGAGGTTTTTCATTTCTGTTTTACATTAATTTATATAGGTCATCTTCGTTAAAGTCTTCCTCATCGGTTCCGGCAGCCACCGCGTTGCTCATCGCCTTTTGCACCCGCCCGAAATTGTCAGATGATTGTTTCGTAGCTTTCTGCTTTTTCTTGCTGATACCTTTAATGGCTGGCGTTTTCAATCCATGCTGCTCGGGCAGTTGGTTGTGTTTTTCCTGAATGGAGCGAATCTCCTCAAGCATTTCAATACGCATGTTGTCAATTTCAGTATCTACTGCCTTCATCCAACTGGCCTCCCAGTCTTCCTGCTCTTGTTTGCCACGATGAACTTCGACCTTCTGATCGGCTGCGGTGATAAAGCGGAGTCCCTGCGGTGTATCTTCGTAGAGGTAAATCATGGAGAAATCCTGCGGGTCGAACTTGATGCGGAACTTCCGGTCGATGTTACGGGCCAGCCAGCGTACATCCGGCAAACCATTAGGCAGCATCACCATGTAGTCGTGTTTCACTTTCTGTTCGGTGAATGATATTCCCCACGCCGAGCATTTCACCGGCTTTTCGCGAAGTACCCAGAACATATCGACCATATCCATCATTTCGAGCTTGACGGCCTTCGGGTTATGGCTCTGTTTGTACATCTCGATGCGCGGTTTGCCAGTCTTCGGATGCGGAGCGTTGTTCCACTCATTACGCCGCTTCACGTACCTGGCCTTTATTTCTTCCAGTGTTGGCAGGTTGTGTTTGTTTGCCATGATGAACTCGAGGTTCGCTTTGCTTTCGGCTTTCTTCGACTGGATGTTTTGCCCAGTGAAGTACCAATCCTTTTTAAGGAACTCGGCCTGGTACCGGTAGAAGGCATTCTCGATGGTCTTCGATTTACCGTTGTATGGTTTTGTCCGGATAGACAGGTGCGATAATTTGCTCAGGAAATCTCCGGCTTCGAGTTTCTTGTGTCCGCCCTGGTTATCGTAAGTAATTTGATAAGGCTTGTGTTGGCTAAACTCGAGGGCCATCCGGTAGGCCGAATATTGAGCGACATAATCCTCGGTATCTGAAATGTGGTAGCCTACAAGAGCTTCGCTGTAAACATCCATTACTTCGTAAACGCTGGTGGTTCTCATCACGAACCGTCCTTGTGCGTCGCGTGCCTGGTAGTAGTAGTTCAATTTGGTACCGTCTGAATACCACAGCGAGTCGCGCATTGTTGGTAGTACGGTTTTTTGCTGGTAGGCAAATTTCTCTTTAGCCTTCAATTCGCCGTAACGCGAGGCCCACCACATCGGTTTTACGTCTTCCTGGTAAAGGAAATTGTGAATCGCGTCGACGCTTTTCAAACCTTTCCATCCTTGTGTCTCGGCCAGTTGGTTGTATTCATTTAACAGTTGGTTCTCGGTGGCAATGCGATCGACCATGCTTGTCCAGCGTGACAAGATCCAAATCTTGGCCTCGTCGTTTATCTTCTCGCTGTTCTTATTACCCCACTTTCCGCTGATGAGACTTTCGTAACCAATGCGATCGTACTTCGAATAGTCGGTTGCTTTGTACCGATTGTATCTATCCTGAAGGCGTCTGTGATTATTGGGTAAAGAGTGGTTAAACACTGTTTTATCAAGCTTTGAAACCGCATCGGCCAGTTTCGGCCATATGCCCGTAAGTTTTCCGCCAATGGCTTTTCGTGCAGCGGCCCTGTCGGTAATGATGGAATGCAACGCGTTCAATATTTTCACATTCGTGTAATATTGTAGCTGTACATCATCCGGCAGATGATCGCCATTGTCCATTAGGTAGTCGCGGAAAAACTTACGGGCGGCCTCATCCTCAAAAACCAAATCCCCCAAAGCACTCTTAGCAGCTTTTTTATATGGGTCACCAATCTTCTCAACAATTTTTTTCTTGAATCTTTCAGGAATACTGTCATAAGCAACCAGGGCCGGTGTATTGAGACATGCACGTCGGACGACGTCGATTTGATTGCGTTGGTTTAGCTTTTTGTAATAGTCGTAACCCATGATTCGCTCCTCAATTAGCCACCTGGTTTCAATGCACAATATGTTGTTGAAGTATTCCACCTATTGATTGACGTTGATTTTTTCGATCGCTTTAATTAATGCTTGGTTATTTTCCACCAGCTTGTCAGCCATTGCCTTGACCGGTGCTGCAATCGACCGTATTCCGGAGAGCTGTTGCACAACACTTATGTATGCAAATCCGGTAGCATTAGCGATAAGCTTGATATCTCCACGCCTCAATTTGTCCTTATCGGAATAAGGCTCTCCGTATTTTTTTGATTGGCTTATTGTTTTTGTTGTCTCGTTTTGCATAACTTTGAATTATATCTACAAACTTACAGAAAATTCTGTAACTAACAAGTCTTGGATGAAGAAAAATGCAGAAATATCTGCTCGCATTACAGAAATTATTGAATATTTGAAAGTTACCGCCAACAATTTTTCTAAGCACCTCGGATACGAAAGGGCGCAAACTGTCTATGATATACTGAGTGGCAAG